AATTATGTGAACATAAAAGAGTAACAACAATGCCCCTTAATTTGGGGTGTCATACGTAGAATAAATAAATTTTGGGTAAAGTGGGGTTATTTTTCTGAATAGAGCACCAAATAAGCCAATTTTTTGACTTATTATATACGGTATTAAAACTGCTTAAAAAAAATTCACAGATTTACCCATTTTTTAGGCTATTTTTGGGTATAAATGACACATTTCAATGTTAAGTGTACGGTATTAAATTATTTTTAAAATAATGGCGCCATCTTAAACGGTTGAATAGGCTTCAAGACGCTTTTTTTCAGTCTTTTTGGGTCAAAAAAACCTTATATGTAGATACAATACATAGGACGTGTCGCAAGACAAAAATTAAACGCCCTAAATTATTTTAGAAAATTTCTTTCTTTTTTCTTTCTTTTGAGAATGGAGACAGTAAATAGTTGCGTTGCTTTTGGTTTACGATCTATCTAGGGGACCGAGAAATACGACCTTACCTTGGATTATATTTTAATCCTAAATTAGCACAAAACTATTTTTGGCTTTGATTTTTAAAACATGGACAAGGTGCGGAAAAACCTTGTCTATAATACATAGCACTTATGATAACGGTGCATATGTGGATTAGTGAGCCGTTACGGTGACACCAGAAGGTTTCTATCATCTCTTTCTTGGTGTTCTGGCGTTTTCGCTTTTCAAATTTCTTTTTTCTTGTTCAAGGTGGGTGTAAAAACTCACCTCCTTCTTACATACTCACTTAGGCGAGATGTCTTCAATTCTTTGGCTGGTTTCACCTTCTATTAATAGTTTCTACCTTCCTTGAAGTCTTACATGTGTAAGGCTTTTTTATATACATATTATTTCAACAAAATAAAATAAATAAAATAAATAGAAAAGAGGTTAAAACAATTATGAATGATAAAGCACAATTATTAAGACAATTCAAAAATACGTTTCGCTGGACTAACTTATCATTAGCGAAAGCTATGCACGTATCAAACGTAACTATTCATAATGTTCTTGCCAACAAGAATGTCAGTTACGGGACAATGTGCAGACTGAATGAGTTCTTTGAACAACATGAAGATGAGGTGAACTTTTTGTGAAAGCAAACTTAAACGAAATGAGATACGTTGGTGTTCTGAATGAACTCCAGCAAACTCAAAATGAATACGGAGGCATTATAAACAAACTAACGCCTTTGCTCACGTTCAGGTTCGGCTACTATCACATGTCGTTTACGGTCAACGTGGAAGCTCGTGTGATTGACCAACTGGTAAATACTATTACGATTTTCACACGACACAATCCTCTTTTTATCAATGATCCTAGCCACACAATCACGATTGATAATGTTTCTTACAGTATTCAGTCGGTTGTTCCAGACTTTGATATTAATGGTTGTGACACAATCACCCTCAAAAAAGTAGGTGCTTAGTTGTGATAATGCACGAGTGTAGTCATGTTGGTTGTACGGAATTGATACCGTATAACGTACGCTATTGTGAGAAGCACAGGAAACAAAAATCTCGTGAAACTATACAGTCTCACAAAAGCAATGACAAGTTTTGGGGGTTCTACCAAAGCACACAATGGCGAAAAATGAGCCTTCTCTATCGTGAACGCAATCCTTTTTGCGAGGAATGCTTGCGACACGGAAAGTATTCATTGGGTGCGAGTGTAGACCACATTAAAAGTTTGAAACTTGGTGGTGATCCGTACGATTGGAACAACCTGCAAACGTTATGTCCAAAATGTCATAACAAAAAAACTAGAGAAGAGCAAAAACATTATATAAATTAAGTAGAGATAGCTATATGGCGCACGAAAAAAGCCACCTAAGACACCCCCACAATGATAATGGGGGCTGCCATGGTGACCGTGCCAATACACGCTTGACTTCGCAAAAATTTTTTTGCCCGTTTTTTAGTATTTAAATAAAAATTCGGTGCTTTTTTATTTTTTTTGAAAAAAATATTCGTAAATACTATCTAACATAATTATAACATTTTGCAGAAATTTAAACAAATAGAAGGTGAGAAAATGGCAATAGATTTAAACGCAAATAGACACGAGAGCAAAGTTAGAAAATTAGATCGAGAACAAGCAAAAAAGAACTTACAGCAACAACAAAAAGAAATTAAGCCGTCAGATTCACTAAATAGACACCAAAAATTTATCTTTAAAAAGTTAATTGAAATGATTGACTTGAATGCCACCCCCTTGAGTTCGATTGATTCAATTGACCTAAGCCAACTAGCTTTAGAGTTAGATATTTTGGCTCAAGCAACGAAGAAAATCAATGATGACGGTATTATCATCAAAAATAAACGCAACCCAGCGATTATGGTTCGCAACACAAGTCTGAAAAACGTATCTCAATTATTAAATGACTTGAACCTTACCTATAATCACAGGATCACGGCAGTCATGAACTCAATAGAAAATAACGATTCTAATGTTGATCCATTAATTGATTTTCTAAGTGATGATGAGAATGAATGATGATTATGTATTGGATTATTCAACGAAAGTTGTTCACGGTGAGATTACTTCATGTCAAAAAATTAAACAGGCTTGCAGTCGAGAATTAGATGATCGTAAGCGAGAAAATTTTGACTATCATTTCGATAATAAAAAAGCAAACAAAGCCATTAAGTTTATGGAGTTGATTCCCAGTCCGACAGGCGAACCAATTAAGCTAGCACTTTTCCAGAAATGGATTATTGGTGAATTGTACGGGTGGCGTGATAAACAAGGTAACAGACGTTACCATAACGCTTTTATTTCTCTATCTCGAAAGAATGGAAAATCGTATTTAGCAAGTTGTATTGAAATTGCGACTTTGCTTTTGGAAAACAAACCGAAACGAAACAGACAAATTCTTAATGTAGCAAACAACTTCACACAAGCGACACTCGCTTTTAACATGGCACGATCAAATTTAAACCATTTATGTACGCTTTCGCCTTCATTGCGTAAACGTTTAAACGTACGTAAAAAAGAAATATTCGATACAAAAACAGATTCATTTATCGAACCGTTGCCGAGTGCAGATACTTCTCGACTTGACGGCTATAATCCATGTTTGGCAGTTATTGATGAATACCACGGTGCTAAAAATCACGATGTGGTTAATGTTTTAAAAAGCGGACAAGGTCAGCAGGATAATGCGTTGCTATGTATCATCTCAACAAGTGGGTTCAATCTAAAAGGCGCTATGTATCAGGATTATAAGACGTATGCAGACGTTCTGAACGGTAAGAATAGTTTAGATGATACTTTCATAGCTATCTATGAACAAGATAACGAGAACGAAGTATATGACGATACAACGTGGATCAAGTCTAACCCCCTATTTGAGGTTGATTCAATTAGAGATAAAATGACTGAAAAAATTCATCAAGACTTGAAGAGTGCTTTAGCTCAAAACGATTTGAACCCTATATTGGTTAAAAACTTCAACTTATGGCGAGCCAATTCAGAGAATACTTTTTTAAAGTTGGACGATTGGCAAAAAACGGAAGTTAAACCTATTGATATAAAGAGCAAAAAAGTTGTTTTCGCTATTGACTTGAGTAAAGCCAACGACTTATCTTCCGTTAGTTGGATTGTCCCACTTGATGACGGTAGATATTACACTGATTCTCACTCATGGGTGGGCACGAAGTTCGGACTAATCGAGAAAGAGAAGCAAGATGAAATTAATTACACGTCACTAGCGGACGCAGGATATTGCACGATAACCGACTTGCAAAGTGGCGTTATTGATTACGATCAGATATTCAATTTCATCAAAAACATGGTAGATAGAAATAATTTAGATGTCTTGGGTATCTGTTACGATCCATGGAGTTTTGGCTATTTGTTAGGTGAGTTCGAGAAGGAAAACTATCCATTAATCGAAACGTCACAAGGTGCTAAAAATTTAAACTTTTCAGAAAAACAGTTCCGTGAGTATGTATTTAACAAACAGATTATTCACCCTAAAAACCCATTATTAGATATTGCAGTCATAAACTCAATATGGCGTAGTTCGTCCGCCGGCGTTGGCTTTATCGACAAAACACGATATTCAAACAGAATTGATCCACTGGTAAGCATTCAATTCGCTTGGAAGTTTGTTAGCGATCAGTTATTAAA